GCTCTGGGAACCACAAACCGACAAAAAAGGGTGAAAGGGCTGCGCCGACGTCGAATTTTCAAAATTTTCGTACTTTTGTCGGTACAAAATACAATTTAGGCGATTCTACAATTACATGTTTCACAAAATTGCATATCATTTAACTCTATTATGCGTTTGTCGCACTCTTTTTGCCCGCAAGGCTGCAGTATTTGTTCGCCTTTTATGTACGCCAGTACTGTTTCCTCTATGGTTGGAATAGAGAATTGGGCAGAACCAGGGCTGGGAATACTCTTTTCATTGCGAATGAAGTCCCAAACTGCATATAAAACGACATCAGTGATACTGAGTTGATGCCGGCGTGCATAGTCGATTATCTCGTTTTTTTGTCTACCCTTCATCCGGATGTTGAGGGTGACGTACCGGTCGACGTATTTGGTCTTTTCGAACTTACGCCCCATCGCGCTCTACCAATGCCTGAATGTAGGCGGTGAGCGTTAGGTCGACGGCATCTGCTTGCGCCATCAGCTTTTCTTTAAATTCCCGCGTTACACGCAGTGTCAGTGTGACGACTGGTTTTGTGGGCGGCTGTGCGGGTCGGCCGGGATTACGCTTCATACGGCGAATTTACTTTGCCGTACAGCAATACAGTGCAACTAATTGTACGATTTATTGTTGCACACTTTATTTGGTGTATTTATGTGGGCGTATTTTTCTTGAGCCGGCGTTCGGGCAGCTCAGCCACCCTATACCGCTCAGACTCAATCTCTGCCACCACCTGGCGATACACCGAGCAGAACGCTTCTCTGTCCCCGTTGGTGTGCATGCCGTATGCAGCCTCTCCCAGAATATGGACAGTTTTTACCAGTGCTTCTGATGGGGTAATTGATGGAGGGGTACCAGAACTTACCTCTCTGGATATGGTCATCCAGATGCCCCAAGCATAATTGGGGTCATCGAATGGGGGTATTTTATTACTGGTATTAATTGCGGCTTTTCTGATTTCCCCCGGACGGGGCATGAATGCCGAGTGGACCGCAATGTCAACCAGTGCACGCCGGCAGGACTCGTACTCCAGGTCGAGCAGTAGGTCTCCCCATGCCATATACACAGCTACCTGCTGTTCTTCCACCACCGGGAGCTCAAGGCGGTATGTGGCGTATGCCTGCTCTACCAGGCTGACGAGCTCACTCTTCGTCATTGAGCCAGCGCTCCTTTATGCCCTTGCCATTATGGGTGTCGTATGTGTCTAGGAATTTCTCGACATGTTCTGCGTCTCGGAATATGAGGGTGATGTCGTTATACGGGGTCTTGCTCTTGTTGTGCCCCATGTGGAAGTCGCTGGCGGCACAGCCGTCTATGGCCTGCTTGCAGGTTTCGACGTTGTAGAGGGCGATTGCCCAGGCGAGGTCCCTGTGGCGCTTTGTGTCAAGCACCGCGCGCTTTTTGTTCATGCGCATCTTCCAGTACTCGAAGACTTCCACCACCAGTGATGTATGGATTTTTTTGCCCAGCTCTGTCTTATTCCTGTTGTGCGAGCTTTCGCCTCTGCCCTTTTTGCTCGTCATATAAGGACACTAGCATTTTCATCCGCCACCGTCAAACAAAATGAAATGCTGATATCTGATTTTGGGCAGACTTATCCTTAAGCCCCATAGATGCCTTAGTAGAAAACGAAGCATTTTTCGTGGATGGAAATAATTGCGGCCTTCGGACGGAGAAGATACTTTGGAGGGGGTCCGGGGGAACCTTTAGAAATACTTTCCGCTTTTGGCAAACACAAAAAACACCTACTTTTTCGGAGGTGTGAAAAATTGTTCTTTTTGGCGCTGGCCGGCGCCCGGAAATTTCCAGTCTTCGCTCTGCTGAGCTCGACGGGGAGAAAGTATCAGAGTCTTCCACCACCGTCAATCAACCTGGGCGATTTTTTTTGTTCGAAGATTTGTTGATTAGAGTTTTTGATAACAACTTTACTGAATCACGCTTGAAATCGGTGGTAAGTTAGCGGGGCTCCAATCAGCGGTTTTCCCTTCTTGGCCGTTGGTAGGAGTAGCCCTCGGGGTTGTAGTCTCATGGCGGATTTGGTAGGTGGCCGGCGTGAGCTCCCCCGGGGGCACCTTCGCTTTAGTCGCTACCCCAGCTGGCGCTGTTGTTAGGCCTCGCCTGGTAGAAGTCCTTTTTCTTGTTTTTCCGCAGCTTCTTTCGACTGGCAGCTGCCATGACGTCGAGGTCGATTCGGTTTACATCATTGCGCACGCCGGCTTTGTAAAACTTTTCTCGCGCGCGTTCCTCCTGGAACAGCTTCTGGACCTCGAGCTCAAATTCCAAATTTTTTGCGTTTTCTGCCATCCGGATGTAACGTTCGGCCTTTATCCGCCTGCCAAGGTAGTCGGCGAGAATGATGATGGCCGCGCCGGCCAAAACGCCGAATAGGAAATTCAATATTTCACTCGCCACGGCTGTTGAGCTCCTGGTGCACCTCGAGTAGGTCGGTGAAAAGCTTGGACCCAACTAGGTACCGTTCGTAGATGGGAATCCGTGCAGAAATCGGTTCGACACTTTCCGCATATTCATATGCCTCAATCAGGGAATTCGAAAGCGCGCCGAGAATCACCGTCCGCAAACCTTTGTTCATCTCGCCCTGTAGGCTCCTGCGGAGCTGAATTGCTATTGCTTCTGGCAAGCGCTCGTCCTCGTTGACCATGGTGATTGCATGGTCGCGGAAAAGTTCGAATATGCGCATTCTGTCTTCTGGCTTGACTTCTGGGAAATCGAGCATCCTCATAGCTGACATGTTGTGTTCCTTCTTTTTGTTGAGATTTATCCAGTGTAGCCTGGTTCGGTCGAGCTCATGCACCACCGTCAATAAGTAGTCAGATAAGTTTCTGCTCATCTTCTAGATGAAGCAGGAACCATCCCCTCTCGACCATCATTCCAATCGCGGAGTATCCGATGACGTCTATGTACGTGTCGGCCAGGGATTCGTTAGCGGCTTCGCCAGCTCGCGACAAATGCAGATTTTTCAAACGCGCGATTTTGTCATGGCAGCGCACGAGGAGGCCGTGTCGGCCAAATCTGGAAATATTGTGGTGACCGTAGTCCCTCTGCTTCCGCGCAAGAATCGCAGAAATATCGTTTTCCAGAAAGAGGGTCTCGCCGCTGAACGGCACAGATGCAGAACTTATGTACATCTCGGGGTGGCGGGGAGGGCTCAGCAGCTCGGGGTAGAAATTAAGATTTCCGTTTTTTATGCCGGCGCCGGCCGCGATACGGCCAAGAATTTTCCATTCTTCTACCCAGTACATGCCGTCACTGTTTGAGAACGACTGAGAATTGAGCATTCCTTCGAACTGGATGTCCAGCAGCTCGATTCCATCCAGAACAGAAATCAATTCTTCGTTATTTTCGCCCAGCTCATCCGGTCCGGCTGAGCTCACAATTCTGTGTTTTTTTTCCTGTTCCAGACGTTCCGTCACAGAGTGCACATTCGTGAAAATTTCAGAAACGCAGATTTGCGCAGCATTCTGCCAATTTTTGGGACCACCAGAACTTGGGTCATAAATGATGGTTGGCATTATTTGTCTACCGCCAATTCTGACACCGCCATGAGGATGGATTCCCAGACGTCATCAAACTGGGATTCGTCAAATTGACGACAAACCTCTTCCCAGCCAGCATCCGTCAGTTCCACTTCGTCATCCGCTGGATAGTCAAAGCTTTCCTTTGCATAGACGATTGCGCACAAGTGAGACTCTGGGTCCATCTTGGCAAGGGCTTCTAGTAGGTCCTTAACCTTCATGACATTATCCTCTTCCGCCACCGTCAAAGTTATTCCATCTCTCCGAGCCAGGTGTCTTCCCATCTAGGAGGTGGGTTGGTGGCGAGCTCCAGCTTAACGGCTTCCGCCATCTCTTCCAACGATTTGAGCCAAATCTCCTCCGCCCACGGTTGGAGCCCCGGGTTTTTTTCCATCTCTTCGTCGATTTTTTGGATAATTTCCATCACTGACTCGCGCGAAAAAGCCGCGAGAATCACGTGCTCATCGGCGCCGCGGGTCAACACTGGACCATCAGTTCCGTCCAAATTTTCGCGAGGCGTATGCATTGCGGTAATGACGTCGTCGCCCTCGGAAAATATGAAAATCACGTTTGATTCTTCTGGGTTCACATGCTTGAGCTGGTCCAGAACGTTTTCGACAATCGCAGAATTTGCATTTGTCATCTTGTTGTGGATTAGCTCCCGCAGCTCATCGATGGAATCTTTGTTCAGTTTTTTTGGTTTCCAGTCTTCTCTGGCCATTCTGGGTCTCCTTATTTTTTTGAGATTTTTTTGCTGGGCAGCGCTGCGGGCCCGCGGGTTCAGCAGCGTTGCTCAAATGAGAAAAACGTGATTTCCGAGCTCCATTCGGCCGGTGAAGAGATGGAAAAATTCCCATTTTTCGTTTGGTCAGCCTCGAGCAGCGGCTCTTCAATCTCGAGCAGCACGCGCTTTTTCAATTCTTCAATTTCTGCATCGCTGAGCTCGCGGTCCGCCGCGAAACCGACAGACAATAAATATTCCTTTTTCATGCGATGTCCCTGTCCTGTTCTGGGTCGTATAGGGAAAAGTGGTTGATGCCGAACTCGTCGTGTGCACACTCCATGATGAAATCCAAGATTTCCCTGTCGTCTACTGGTGCACCGTAGTAGTGACTCAGGTCCTGGCGAATCTCTTCCACGTTAAACACGATTTTGCGTATTGCATAAATCTCACCAGGCAACTTCATCGCTAGTCCTTCCATGGATTTCGTCCAGCATCAACTTCTTGCTGTTCCCAAAAAAGCAGGTCGTACGCCCAAGCATCACAGTCAAAGCACGGACACTTGCTTTCGTGCCCGTACGGCTGGGTGGGGCGTTCCGAGGTACCCTCGGTGGTCACCTCTTCCCAGTCCTCAACATTTATGCCAGCCTCTGACAACTGGTCTAGGAACTTGTATTCGGCGATTGTCGGGTCATCAACTGGCAGTACGCCAATGAATACGCAACCATCAACAGTTGCCGAGACCTTCCATCTAGATGCGGTCATTCCGTCACCTCGTGTGGCCGTCCGTACTCACCTAGGTCTCCCGTACGATAAGTCGTCGGGAAAACTGGCCCATAGCCATTTTCGTCCAGCAGGTTGCTGACCATTTCTAGGCACTCGCCATCTGTTGCGAGCTCCCCATCAATACGCACTATGCGAATGATTTCCTGAATGATGTCTTCGGGTGTCATCTCTACTCCTCTATCTCGTACACGTCCCACGGCTTGTCCCAGTCCGATGCTCCATCCATGTCAAGGGATATGAGCTCATCGTTGGTAAAAGCTTCGTACTTGTTGCGGGCATCTTCTTCGTTTTCTGCCTCTATCAAGTAGTCGTGGTTAACAGATTCGGTGACTCGCACCATGAACTTCTTCATGGGCTAAATCCTATCCACCACCGTGAAGTAAATCAAGAGACTCAATACTTTTGTTGTTCGGTAAGTTTTTGGATTTTTTGAGAAATCGGCGGCAGAGGCCTTTACAGGCGAACATATGTTCGCTAGTGTTAGCGGCATGGACAACACCACAAAATTCAATATTTACATCGGAGCACTCGAGCAATATGTTCGGCGGGAAAATCATTCGAAAATTCCCGCAGCACATATCGAGGAATTTGAAAATCAAAAAATCAATCTTGGAGCTTGGGCGGGATACATTCGCCAGAGATACCGCAAGAATCAACTAGCGGCATCAAGGGTTTCCCGTTTAGAGGAAATCGCAAACTGGCAGTGGGGTCCGTTCCAGCCCGGCCCGGCAACCGACGATGCAAGAAATGAAAAAATCAAAATCATGCGGCGTGAGGGCCGGTCGCTTCGGGAAATCGCCGATGAGTTTGACCTGAGCCGGCAAAGGGTCCATCAGATTGTCCGAAAACTGGAAATCTGAACAGGGCAGCAGGGTCATCCACCACCGTCATGTTCCCGTGAGGACGTCAGATGCCTTCTAGAAAAAATCCCCGAAATTTCGTGAACGGGCCATCGAGCAGCGGCTCGTTTCCGAACGCACTGCGCGATTCGCGCGGGGCTCCTTTGGGCGGGGACCCAACTTTCGGGAGCGGGGCTTCTTCCCGCGGGGGCGCGTTGGGCGCAGCCATCGGGAGTATCGGGATAAGTCTCACGCTCCGCTCGCTCGCCATCTGGCTCGCCGTGCGTGTTCTCCACTCTGCCGATGCCGTGGACTGGCAGTTGCGGTGGTGGCAGGCTGTCTCGCTCTGCCTGCTGTGGGTCGTGTGGGACGCTCTGAACCCACACAGACCACCCTCCCGATAGGGCGAAGTCCGACCCGTGGGCAGGGCAACGCCCGTGGACTCGCCCCAAGCGGATGAGAAATAATCCGTTTCTTTGTCCCAACAACCGTTGGCCGGCGCACGATGCCGAGCGACCACAGGGTTGGTGGAAGTAGGGGGATAAGTACCCCGAGCATGGCGAGAACCGTGAGAGTCATGGCGGTCACTCCGTTCTCCCGTTCACGCTCATCGCCTTGTCCAGCATTTCGTTCAGCAGGTGAGTCATGTCGCCGTAGTCGGGGTGATTGGTGAGAGCCATTAGGTCGCTCCATGCCGTTCCAGCATCGTATGTGCCTTCCGCTATTTGGGCGAGCATCCCGAGGTAGTAGTGGACATACGCCGTGAGCATCGCTTGTAGTTGCTCCATGAGTTCGGGGTCTAGTTGTGCCGTTTGCGGCAGGTCGTTGTATTCGTGTGCAGTCATGGTGCAGACCGTTCTTTCGTAGTAGGGGGATAAGGCTCGGTTGATGAACGAGGATAGCAGAAGGAGCCACCCACCGTGCCACTTTCGTCATTCGGGCGAAAGGAGCATGACCGCCGTGTGAGTGTGGTGACACGGTGGGGGACATGAAGAAGGGGGATAAGTCTGTACCACGGCAGATGCGGGAAGGTACACAGAAAGTCAGAAACTTGCTCCAAGTTTAGTTTCGTGCAGGTACACAGAAAGTCAGAAACTTGCTCTCCTACGGTAGTGCATCGTTGGTACAGAGAAAGTCGGAAATCTAGGTAGGGGGATAAGTCCCCGTGGGGGTGGAGCCGTAGCCCCACCCCCGTCTCGGGACGGATAGGGATGGTGGGTGGGGGACACTTATCCCCCAACCCTGTCAGACCTCATCGGAGAGGAACCGACCCATCTTGCTGTGCCACACCGACTGGAAGTTGTGTGGGTATTGGGAGCGAGCGTTGCCACCCGTGCGGAGCCTGCGAAGTTGCTCAATCGCTTCCTCTACATGGGGGACAACGATGTAGCGGTGTTGGAGAACCCACGAAATGCACTGCATGACATAGGAGTCACCGAAGGTGTCGCCGTGACCGCTCACGCCACCGTCCGTCACCCATACGAGGGGTGCTTTCGGGTTGGTGCGTTGCTGTACGCCCCACACAATCGCAGGGAAGTCCACGCCGTTGCCGTGTCCGTAGTCAATCCCTGCCAGCGTGTCCACCATGCGCCCTTTGTCGGCAATGACCCAAGCGTTTGCCTCGCCCCTGTCGTACCCGCTGTCGGAGTAGATGAGGACGGTGCATCCCGGTGCGTTCTCCACGATGCGACCAATCTGTTCGGTCGTGAAGGACATGGAACCGCTTGCGTCAATGATGACGACCCCACCGTTGCCTTTGACATTTCGGTCAAAGACACGCTTTGCAGGGTCGGTCATCAGACGATGGAGACGACGAGGGCGACGACCCATGTTCGTTGCCACACGCTTCTTGCCGATGGTTCCCACGGAGAACCGTGGCAGGGGAACACGCTCAACGATGAGTTTGCTCCACTTGCCACCGACTCCTTCCATGAAGTCAATCTTGCTGTGGGGGTCGCCCTTCTTGTCGCCCTCCTCGCTCTTGCCCGAGGGGTTGTCGGGGTCGCCCGACTTATCCCCGTTCTCTGTCTCGCCTGCTTTGCCCTTCTTTCCGTGGGGAGCAGTACGACGCTCGGGCGGTGGGAACGATGCCAGCCTGTCCACCCACTCTGCGATGCGCTCGGTGTTGTAGAAGCCATACGGCAACCCGTCCTCATCGAGTTGGGTGTCGGGAAGGTTCATCGGGTACACGCCCGTCATCTCCTTCACGGCTCGCTTGCCAATCCGAAGCAGGGAATCGCCCCATGCTCGGTTGTGCCTGCGGATGCCGTTCAGAAACGCCTTGTGACCAGCGGTGCCAGCGGTGGAGATGCACATGGCGACAGCACCAGCCCAATCCCCCGTGGAGGCAAGGCGTTCGCCGTCTGATGTCTCTCCACCATCGGATAGGTGTGAACGCACATCAAATCCTGCTCGCTGTGCGAGGACATTCACCCGAAGTTCCTCGGTGACGATGAGTGCCGTGTGCGAGGCAACGCCACGCTCCACAAACCCTGCCAGTTGTTCGGGTGTCGGAGACACTTTCGCATGGACGAGTTCGTGACCACGGATGCACCGTGCGAGTTCATCGGGTGTTGCTGGTGTGACCATCACCCTGTTGGCGATGTCGGTGAACGGTTCGTTGCGAACAGGGCGACACTCGCCCGTCTGCCACCGACCCTTCTCAACATCGTTGCGAGTGATGAAGTTCGGTTCGGGTCGGTGAACCCCACCCCCGTTCTTGGGGGTGGGGAACGCCTTGCCCTTTCCGATGGATGAAGGCTTGGGAGTTGTCATCTGACTTATCCCCCTACCTTGTTCCCAACTTGTCCACGGCGATTGCGTCCAGGATTTGCTTGGCACGGACACCGAAGGTGAGTTCGCAGGCTCGCTCCATGCCCACCGACTTGCGAAGCGTGTCCAACGCCATGAACGCTCGGAGGGAGATGCGCTTGTCGCCAGCGTCAGCCATGCGAACGGCGTACTCACGCAGGTCGGGTGACAGACGGGTGAGTGCGCTCGGGTGCGGTTCGTTGATGCGGATGCGGATGGGGAAGCGGTCAGCGAGTGCCGTGGGCAGTTCTGCCATTTCTTCCACATTGGTCGTCATCACGGCAGAGAACCCTGCGAGGGGGCGAACGATTTCGCCCGTCTCGGGATGCTCAAACGATGCCGACTGGGGCGAGTCCAGCATGGCGAGCAGGGTTGCGAACACATCGCCACCTGCCTTGTCAATCTCATCCACGATGAGACGACCACCCTTTGCGCCGTTGCCCTTCCACGCTTTGAGAGCGGAGCCGTCCAGCCACATGAAGCCACCGTTGTTGGACGGCATGAAGCCACCCGTGACATCCATGTTGGTCATGTCCTCGGTGCAGACGAGGCGGTACGCGCCTGCCTCCACATCGCCCATCGTCATCCCTGCGTAGGTCTTGCCGATTCCAGCAGGGCCGTACAGGATTACCCTGTCAATCCCTGCGTTGAGGCAATCCTCCAACGCCTGCCAGCACTCGGGGAGTGCGTCCTTCTTTGCTGTTGCCACTTGATGCTCCTTGTAGGTCAGTCGCCCCACGGTGGGGCGAAGTTGCTGTGACGAGGTGAACAGTACCCGAGGGGGGACAGAGTTTCGGAGCATCCGTGTACCCCCCGACCCGACTTATCCCCCTACCC